AAACGCGAAGCCAAAAAGTAGTGTAAGCTTACGGTGCCAAGCAGTTGGCATTGTGTTCTCCAAGTGGGTTTGGCCGGGTAGTTTAGCTACCCGGCTATTTTTCTATTTTTTCTATTCATTTTTATGCTAAACCAAGCTCAAGAAGGAGCGCATTTTGCAAATCATTGACAACAAAGCGTTGTTATTTAACACGCGCAAGGCGGCGCAAATCACCGCCATCATCCCCAAAAGCAAGGTTGTAGCCAGCAATGGCGAGGTAGACCGGCTGCTAGTGAACTGGGATTTAGATGAAGTGCAAATGCTACGCAATATGGGCATCAAGGACGTGCCCAGTCCCATCTTGGGGCGTTACGGTTGGCCGGGGATTTTTACTCCGTTTGAACACCAAAAAACCACCGCAGAATTTCTTACACTCCACCCCCGCTGTTACGTGTTCAACGAGGCAGGTACGGGAAAGACAGGAGCCGCCGCATGGGCCGCTGACTACCTCATGAAGCAGGGCAAGGTCAAGCGGGTGCTGGTGGTGTGCCCCGTGTCCATCATGGAGACAGCGTGGCGCTCGGACTTGTTCAAGACGGTCATGCACCGCACGGTAGCCATCGCACAGGGTACGCGCACTCAACGCCAAGCAGTTATCTCTAAGGGCTACGAGTTCGTCATCATTAACTTCGACGGCGTAGAGGTCGTTAGCAAAGAACTCATAGATGGTGGATTTGACCTAATCATCGTAGATGAAGCCAATGCCGTAAAGAACGTAGCCACAGACCGCTGGAAATACCTTGCGGCTCTTATCAAACCCAGCACCCGTTTGTGGCTCATGACGGGGACGCCAGCATCACAATCTCCTACGGACGCATACGGTTTGGCCAAGCTAGTAAACCCCGACTCAGTACCTAAGTTCTTTGGGTCGTTCCGTGACAAGGTGATGCTCAAGTTAACTCGGTACAAGTGGGTGCCCAAACAAGACGCACAGCAAACGGTCTACAACATCCTGCAGCCAGCCATACGGTTCACTAAAGACGAATGCCTTGACCTACCCGACCTGCTGTATTCCTCACGAGATGTGCCCCTCACCCCGCAACAGATGAAGTATTACGAGACCCTTCGTAAACAGATGATGGCCGTAGCCGCAGGGGAAGAGATAACCGCAGTCAATGCCGCCGCCATGCTCAACAAGCTCCTGCAGGTTTCACAAGGTGCGGTCTATACGGATACTGGGGAGGTGGTGGAGTTCGATGTGTCCAATCGCCTTGCTGCGCTTATTGAAGTCATAGAAAACACCGACCACAAAATCTTGATATTTGTGCCGTATAGGCACACGCTAGACCTACTTCGTGACGCATTAATCAAGGACGGCTACAGCGTCGAGGCCATACAGGGCGGCATGCCGCCTAGCCAACGTGCAGAAATCATTAAAAACTTTCAGACAGAAGACGCTCCGCGCATCCTTTTATTGAGTCCGCAAGCTACGGCACACGGGATTACCCTAACGAAAGCAAACCAAGTTGTGTGGTGGGGTCCTGTATCATCTACCGAGATTTACTTACAAGCCAACGCCCGTGCCCATAGGGCGGGCCAAGTGAACCACGTTACGGTAACGCACTTACAGGGTAGCCCTGTGGAGCGCCGGATGTACACGATGTTGCAAAACAACATTGACTTGCACCAAGGTCTAGTCGATTTGTACAAACAAATACTTGACGACTAGATTAGACAGTGTATAATCTGAATCGTGGGCAACCCCTACTCCTTTTCTATTCAACGTAAGTCAACAGGAGATTTTTATGGACGCTGAAAAATTAGTCTCGGTGTACGTCAAGATACGTGACGCCAAGGCAGCAAAAACCAAAGAGATGGAAGATGCCATCAAAGACCTAGACGACCAGCTTGATGCCATTGAGCAAGAGCTGCTGGAAATCTGTAAGGTTACGGGTCAGGACGGAGGCAGGACCTCTGCCGGCTCCTTCACACGGTCTATTAAGACCCGATACTGGACCAGCGACTGGGAAAGTATGTACAAGTTCATCCTCGGGCATCAGGTGCCTGAACTTTTGGAACGTCGTATTGCGCAAAACAATCTCAAAGACTTCCTTAAGGACAACCCAGACCTGATGCCTGAAGGTGTTAATGTTGAGTCTAAGTACTCAATCACCGTTCGTCGTTCTTCTAAATAATCAATAGGACTTTTATGAGCAATATGACTCTTTTTAAATCTGGTTCCGTAATTCCCGACTGGCTGCGTGGTGCGTCAGACGCTACAACTAAAGAGATTGCCGGCAGCTCCGGCGGTAAGCAAATCTCCATCAAGGGCGGCGTATGGCGCATGATTGTTGGTGGCGAAGAGGTCTCCAAAAATGAAGACCGCGCTATGAACTTCGTTGTGCTGGCTACTAGCAAAGGTGTGTCCCGTACCTACTACGAAGGCAAGTACGAAGAGGGCAAAGATGTTAAGCCAAGCTGCTGGTCTGCCGAAGGTCTGGTACCCAACACGGAAGTGCTGAACCCACAAAGCTCTAGTTGCGCTACCTGCAAACAAAACATTGAGGGCTCCGGCGACGGTAAGTCTCGCGCTTGCCGTTACAGCAAGCGTATTGCAGTAGCGTTGGAGAATGATATCGGCGGCAATATCTACCGCTTGCAGATTCCTGCTAAGTCGTACTTTGGTAAAGCTGATGGCGAGAAGATGCCCCTGCAAGCCTACGGTAAGTTCTTGTCTGGCCACGACATCCCAATCACCGGCGTGGTTACTGAGGCGCGTTTTGATACAGCTGAAGCCGTGCCTGTGTTGAAGTTCCGCGCAGTGCGTCCGCTAGATCGTACCGAATGGGAAACCGCTAGGGCACAAAGCGAGACGGAAGATGCCAAACAAGCCATTGACTTTAAGATGGTAGCCAGCAAAGACTCGTCTAATTCGCTGGCACTGCCCGCCGCGTTTACGTCATCCCCACCCGCATTCTCTGAGGCTAGCAAGGCCAAGGTTGAAGCTACGGATGTCGAGCCCGTGAAGCGCAAGTCGGCTAAGTCTGAGACTGTGGAAGCCGCGCCTAAGAACGTAGCGGATATCCTTAACGACTGGTCGGTGGACGAGTAATGCTAGCTGGCACTCGGGGCTATAGCTCCTCCTTTGTACACCGTATCCGTGATATGCAGTTCAGGTTTGACCCTGCGGTGCGTGAGTTGGCTTTGGCCTGTCTTGAACAAGAAGTTCCTATTACATGGGTGGCGGATATGTTCGGCGTGAAACGGGCCACGGTCTACAACTGGTTGACAGGAGAGACTACGCCCCGTGCGCCACAGCAAGCGCTCATACCGGAAGTCATTAAGAAGCTGCGCAAGCTTAAGTGATTTTCTTTGTCGAGGCGGTGGGGAGACCTGCCGCCTCTTTCTTTTTAGCTACACCGTGAAGCTATATGACTGATTTTTTATCATCTGTACTGCCCACACAAGGCATGTACTGCACGGTGGGTATTCGGAATGGGCTGATTAAACAGAACTTCCACGCAACAATAGAGGACGTTGAGGCTGTAGGTGCCGGGTTAGTTGGGTCTGGAGTAGACGCATACTTTGCATTAGCAACTTTTAACGATGGGTCTAGCCGTAAGGCCGACAATGCCGCGCTCCTGCGCTGTTTCTTTCTTGACCTAGATTGCGGTACGGGTAAGCCTTATGTTGACCAAGCCGCCGCTGCGCAAGCCTTGAAAGGCTTTGTACTCACTACCAAACTCCCCATGCCTACCATCGTTAACTCCGGCGGTGGGCTCCATGTATATTGGCCCCTTACTGAAAACGTCCCAGCGGACGTGTGGGTTGGCCACGCTAAAGCCCTTAAGCGGTTGTGTACACAGCACAACCTGCATGCTGACCCAATGGTCACAGCGGACTCTGTACGCATACTGCGTATACCCGGCACGGCAAACTTTAAGCAGGGCGACAATCGTTCCGTACAGATCATGATGACTGGGGTAGCCGTGTCGCTGGATACGTTTGCCGCGCTTTTACCGTTACCACCAGTGGACTTATCTGCGGCTAAGTTGTTTGGCATAGACAGCGTTACTTCAGACTTAGTGGGCACCGACTACCCCAAGACCAGCTTTAAGCGAATCGTAATCGCAAGTTACAACGGCACGGGCTGTGCACAGATTAAACACGCTCTTGATAACGCAGCTACCCTAGAAGAACCGCTGTGGCGTGGGGGGCTGTCAATTGCCTATAGGTGCGAGGACGGAGCTACGGCTATCCATAAACTCTCGAAGGCCCATCCCGAATACACACCTGAAGCTACGGAAGCTAAGGCGGCGGAAACCAAGGGCCCCTATACCTGTGAGTGGTACCGCGCCAACTACGGCGCAGTATGCGAAGGGTGTACGTTTAGAGGTGTCTCGCCAATCAGTTTAGGTAAGTACGTTGAAGAGTCTGAAGTTGTGGACGGTGCGTACCTTATTGAAAAACCTGAGGACGAGAACTCCTCCGCAGTCACCATGCGGATTCCTGAGTTTCCCTTTCCATACTTCCGTGGTATTAACGGCGGGGTGTTCAAGCGCGATACCGACGCCAACGGCGACGCAAAAGAAGTTGAAATTTACAGGCAAGACCTGTATGTAACCGAGCGGTTTTTTGACTCCGATGAGAATGGTAACGGAGACGGTGAGATGATCGGCATCAACCTGCACTTGCCGCATGATGGGGTGCGCCGGTTCTACACAAGTACTGAGGCGGTATTTACTACTGACAAGCTACGGAGCCTTCTCGTTAAGAACGGGGTGGTGGCCTACGGCAAAACTATTGACGCAATCATGGCATATTTCGCATCATCAATTCGCAAACTACAAAGCCAAGTCGCTGCCAACAAAACCCGAAACCAAATGGGGTGGACCCCAGACATGCAGGGGTTTGTAGTCGGTGAGTTAGAGTACACGCCTACAGGCACAAAGCTTGCACCCCCCGCTAGCGCCACTCGCCAACTGGCTTCGTACTTTAAACCCACGGGCACCTTAGACGCGTGGAAGAACATGGCCAACTTCTACAACCGCCCCGGGCTTGAAGTGCATGCGCTGACTTTGTTCCTTGGCTTTGGCTCCCCGTTGCTAAAGTTCATTGGAGGCACCGCAGTGAAGGGCGCACTGGTGCACTTGAAGTCCAACGGCTCAGGCTCCGGCAAGAGTACCGCACAAATGATGGTTAACTCCATTTTTGGTCACCCTGACAAACTGCTTAACAAACAAGACGATACCTACGCGGCCAAGATACACATGCTGGGCATGATGAACAGCATCACTAATACCATTGACGAGATTACCAATGAGACGCCGGAGAACTTGTCAGCGTTAGCGTACGGTGTGACCAACGGGCGGGGCAAGAACCGCATGAACTCTCAAACCAACTCGCTTCGCGTGAACCTCACAACATGGATGGGGGTCACCCTATCCTCCGCTAATGCGTCCGTTGTCGACAAACTCATGCAGCTTAAGGCAACCGCCAATGGTGAGTTGAGTAGAACCTTTGAAATGCTAGTGGCTCGTTACACGGGTGCTACCAAAGCAGAGATTGACGCCGTGTTTGGTCAACTAGAACACAACTATGGTGTAGCCGGCCCGATCTACATGGACTACGTAGTTAAGAACCAAGAGAAAACTGTAAACTTATTGCTTAAGATGCAGGCTAAGATTGACGCTGACTTAAACCTCAACGCCTCCGATCGTTTCTACTCGTGCTTGGGGGCCATAATGATGGCAGGTGGGCTCATAGCGCAAAAGCTTGGCTTGCACGATATTGACATACCTCGTATCTACAAGTTCCTGCTGAGCCAAATTGAAGAGAACCGCCTCAACATCCAACAGTCCAGCAACGACGCTGACGTTGTGGCGCAAGAGACGCTAGCTGCCTACGTGAATGAGAATGTGCGCAACGCACTGGTGGCCAACAGCGTAAGCAAGAGCGGTGCACCGGAAGCCCCAAGCCTATCCCCAACAGGCCCTCTGCGGCTACGTTACTACCCTGACACCCAAGAGTTGGCCATACCGGCGGGTGAATTCCGCAAGTTTTTCTCAGCTCGACAAGTGGACGTTAAAGACGCGCTGGCTAGATTGCATGCGGCTAAATTTATGAAACACGACGGCAAGTCAAACCCGCTACGTATTGGCGCTGGTGCTGTGGGTGGCATGGCGGGTATCCTGACACGCTGCTACGTGTTCGACGCTAAGGCATTGGGCATAAATGCCGCGCAATTCTCAACCGACCCCTGAGATACCGGACACGTTCACCCTTTACGGGGTGGACTACTT